CGCGAACGGCCCTGCTTAACAATTGTTAAGCATATTATGTATCTCTACGGGCACCTGTGTATAGGTTTTTGTATTTATTTACACTACATTAGCTGCCACCTTTCCTCATATTCTGAGAATTGGTCAGCTATAACTACGTTCGTATCTTTAAGCAGCTCGAACATTTTTGCTGCATCTGCTAGTGCTTCCCACTCACCAGGGAAATATTTCTTTAACACCGCGTGATGACACAAGTCAATAACCGGCAGCACTGGTGTCGCAACCAGGCCTGCCGTATCTCGATCGATCTTGAAACTACCACGTATGCATGCGTCTATCATTGCGGTGTTGTAATTCGACCGTAATGTGGCAAGTGGTGCGGCGATCGATCTAACTCGCCTTGGATCTGGGCTATCTACGCTCGTTAAACGTTCCAACGCCTCCCATGGTGAAAGCAGGCGGTCTGAACTTGCATCCCTCATTGCCGATATTACGTTACGGCTGATGCTCGCTAGACCTAGCGCACCACTGATGTATCGCTCGACCGCCACATCTATCGGCTCGATGTATCTATTGGGTAACTTATCCCACCTCTCATTGAGCGTCTCACTTAGTACTGAAGCTACCAACTGGTATATTCCAGGCCACCTACTCTCCAACATCTCTTGTGAGTTATCAACAATCATTGTCCGAGCTATATTCAACTCTAGAATGTGGTGGGCTTTCAATCGACGAGCTTCCTCAACCCATGGGCTATTGTGGACCCTATCTACACCCTGACTAGCTATATCTCGAGCATCATCTATGACTTGATCTACCACTTGGGATGAGATCCGGCAAGAGTGCATTTTACGTTGTAAGTGGCTACCAAGACTAAGCACTCCTAAGTGCTTACTCTTCGGCAGCTCCCATCTAGCTCGTGCCTGTGGCCAAGGCTTTGGCTGCACCAGTCTTACTGCGCTAGGCGAAGCAAAATGTGAGCAACCGAAACCACCTTCAGCAACTGGCACATATAATATTTCCTCATTTGCCAGCGTAACGCTATGCGAGCTACCGTCTTCGTCAGTGAATCTTTGAGTTGCCCAAGTCATTAAGAGTTCGGATCTCACCTCGTCTATTTTATCAGCACGGGCCCCCCTGCGAACTAACGCATGCAAGGCCTCATTCGTACCTTTGATGTACTCGACTCCTACATCGATAGCTGGAGCTTGCAGGTCACTAGATACGAAACTTGCTATCCCTCGGGCTATGGGAGCATACGCGCACCCGTCTCGATATGTGACCCTAGTGTATTCTGATTCGTCTACACCGAGTAGCTGTTTCGACGGTTGCGCTTCCAAGCCGCTGTAACTCATCATTGCTAGGTAAAACAATCCTGCGGTTACAGATGCTACGGCGGCATCAGAATCATCACCATTACGGCGCGCTCTCTCTATTGGGTCATACCCGATTATGTCGGCGCATACTCGACTGAGCACGCGACCATAAACCTTGTTAAAAGTATTATTTATCACACTGGTGGTACGCCAACCTGACCACAAGCTCCTCAGTATATGATGGAACTTACCGTCACCGGCCACCTCTCGGACATACATATGATTTAAAGCATCACATAACCAGTCAGCTAACCTAGCTACATGACCTGCATAGTTGAGACCCGCCCATTTACCAGGTCCTTCTAATCCGGAAGTGGCACGCTTAATCATCTGCCAGAAGCTCTGCATGTCTGGGATAGTGTGTAGAAAGTTAAAGTCCTTGTAATCGGATGCCATTGTCACACGTTTGACTTGGGTACGTTGCATTCGCTCCATGTGGTCAGTCATAATCGACCATGACGTCGACTCAAGCGTGTATTCCTCACTCGACTTGTATATCGCTGGTTCAACATACCGCATAATCACTGATTCGTTTAACCAGTGCTTACTCGGCCCTGGGACAATCTGCCGAAGCTTGAGCCCTGTCTCCACTTTAAGCTGTGCGTCCGCTTTGAGTATTGGTTCAATATTAACCATATCAACTATATCTTCGGGTGATAAGTTGTCCAACCACGTTCGCTTATTCGCATTGTGGACGTCATCGATAATATCGGCGAGATCGTGTTTTCCTTCACCTAAAGCACCAGTTGGGGCTACAGATATAAAATCAGCGTGGAATTCCTCGGGTGTCAAATCCACTTGTTTGGCGATCTCGTTCCTAACAGCTGGAACCATTGCTTCCAGTTCCTCGAAAACAAGCTTGTCCCACCGCTCGAACTGCACTGGTCTATCACCGTAGCGTGTGGCTGCCGGGTGCAGCTCCGGTACCGCTTGCCTCTTCTCAACATACCCATCCATGCCTAATATGTTGTCGTGCGCTCTACCAACTAACAAATGCATGTACAGCAACTCTCGTGTGTCCCACTCGATTTGTCTTAGCTTAGTCGCCCCATTGTCGAGGTATCCGTCAGCCAGCGCTTGTGGAATGTCCCAATCCATAACATCCTGCGGCAGCTCTCGTGTACGCCTAAGTAGTGCGTGGAGCGCTTTCATTGATTTTTCGAAGTGTTTTGCCCCACTACGCAATGCCCCCTTATAGAGTAGCGTCCCTAGAAAAAGAGCTAACCTGTCTGTCCAGGCCATCGCCACGCAGACGTTTGCAAAGCATTGTAAACCAGCTCCGCCAGTGTTCATCAAGATCAATCTTACAACGTCTAAACTTTTTGTCCTCGCTGCGATTTGTTTTAATAAAATGACGCATTGTTCCCACTTAATCCGAGTTCTCTGCAACATTTCTTCGTTGACGTAAGGGTATAATGAGTGTAAGATACTCTCTGTAACACCATCATCAACCCCAATACTTGCCAGACATGCATCTATCGCGTCTCGCAACTCAGTTTGTTTTGTACGATCGTGCATATTACGCAGTCTCTCTTTGTCTCTCGATCTATCCGCTAAGTCACGTCGGTGTCTCTTCATCCGTGCAGTTGTTTGGGTATCAGAGAAAGACTCAACCAATCCAGTTAAGCCGGGTAGGTATGTAGATATGTCAACAGCCAAACGGCGTCGCTGGCCGTAACCAAATGCTCGGTATTTCCGATATACGCCAACATTCGCTTCCGGGTTGGTACCTAACTCCCCTAAACGCTCTGGACCGCACCCATCCATAATTAATCGCTTCCATGCTTTCGCAACACGCCTTGCTTTTCGGTCGTTCAAGACCCGGCGATAGTACTTCCATAGAGCAAAGTATGATGGCACTACTTGTTGGTGTGCCCAGCCGTCTGCTCTTTCAGGGCTACAATAATATAATCCGGGTACGTCAGTAGTACCGTTCTTGGGGTATTGCTGGATGTTGTGTCCTACTAGCCATGTGGCCTGATCCACCGTGGCTCTCAGCACGATGGCACGACTATTGCTTTCTAAAAGCAGCGTCCCGAGGGGTATCGTCCCATATTGGTGTCTCAATTTTGTTTTTCCACCAGGTTTGAATATTGTGGCTTCATCCCAGATATGCTGTGAATGATAGAGTACAGCTGCGCTATGACCCAAACAATTATCAATAAAGTCTCTGTACTCTTCCAGCTGCCTTGGATCCTTAACGGCCACCTCCTGGTAGTAGACATCCGGTTTGTGCCCATTAAATAGATGCTCGTGCACTAGAGAGTAGTCACCACTACTTATTTCCGACTCTCGATATAATTTCGTTAGCCTGGGGTACTCACTGAATGCGCGTTCCAGTATCGCTGGATCATATACCCTATTCACAGCAACTGAATACGCCGCTGCGATAAGCGCAGGCATTACTTTTTGAGCATCCTGACTATAGACTTGTCTCCACGTATCAAAGCCGTTTGCTGCTGTAGAAATACGCCGCGGTACCGCCGAATCTACAGGACGCCCAGAACCACGGGGAGGTCGGCTCACTCTGGGCTCCTGGTCGTCCAACTGTTGTTTAGACCAGGTTTTATGCTCCGTCTGCATGTTTGCTCGCCCACTGTCGGGGTTTGCATTCTCACCACTACCCCTAGCCACTTTGACACAGTTGGTCGCAGTATCACTAGTAAATGTAGTAGGCCATATTTGTGCTGGGATCGGCATGTTCCCTTTCAGCTCAGCTAACACTTCGTCGTCTTTAAGGCTCGCGCTCGTCCCACTCTTCGTCCACAAAGCTGCTCCACTACCGGAACTTGCCACAACAGGATACTGTCGAGAGGAGCAGTTGGTGCAGGTAGTTTCACGTTTCCGCTTCAGATTTGTACAACAAGAACTTACCCCTCCAACTTGGTCATGCGCCTTAACAGCAACACCTCGAGTAGGAAGGAACAAATTGCCGGTATCTATGGACTGCTCTTCTTGTTTTTCTCTTTTCTGTTTTATCTTATAATCCCCCCCTGTAGCGTTGTACTCAGCTAATGCTCTCTCGATGATATCAATAGGTATTCTTGCGTCCTCAAGGACCCAGTTAAGACCCATTTTTTCATCCGACCCAGAGGCACCGCATAACCATGAATCAGCTGCCACTACGGAAAACCCGAGCGCATTCTTAACATATTCCTCCTCTGTCGCCTTTCATCTACCATCAGCTGCTTCGCATGTGCCCGAACCCCTTCCACAGTCGCACTCGATCCCTGGGCATTACGCGGCAACGGCGGTGGGTTTTGGACATGTCTGCCATATAGCTGGTCCGGAGCTTGTAGCGCTAGACGCCCTTCTTCCAACTTACCAGCGCGCTGTAGCGATGAGAGACCCGGGACTAAATGCAGGCCTGGGTATCGATCGGTCTCCACAACTGTCGGCTGTGCGTACGTCATTGCTTGGTGTACTGTGGGTGGCTCTACATCTGTTGACTCAGGCAGTTTCTCGGCGTATGACCCCTTAATACTATTAAATCGGTGTGATGCAAGTATTGAGAATGGGGTCGATGTGTCAACCTCAGGAGCAAAGCTCTGGACGCTAGCCATCTCAGACATCGGCCCCATCCTACCGTTGTTGATTGGTAGGCGATGGATGTGGGGTTTGAACGCCCATTGCGCGAACCTCGCAGCTACAGACGGCATGAGTGTATGGTACCACAGCATTTCACTCTGCCCAACCGGCCTCGGGTCTGGTCGCGGTAGGTATGATATCGCATGCGCGCGGAAAGCTGATGATATTCCACCTCGCATTATCATGTCAACACCATCAATTTTAGTTAGGTTTATGTTCTGTCCTAACTGACGGGTAGCAACGCTAACCGCATGATAGCCTCCGCTACCACGATTGTAGACCCGATTCTGACTTGTTTGTGCCGAGAACCAACTGTCGGCGACCAGACCGTGTTGACCCAACTCCCCACTCTGATCGACGAATGGCACTGCACCGTGGGTCAACATACCTGCAGTTGCTGTGCTCGGAATAACGATCCCGCGGCCGGCAGCATACCCTGCGAGATTAGCGGTGTTTAAATAGCGCCGGTCCCCAACGATTCGACCGGTAGCTACATGCTCAACGAGAGGGATCGTGGGCGCATGGGGGCTGAACCTCCCTTGCCCATGGTAGCACAAAGTAGGTGTTGGGCGAATGAAGGAGTCCTCATCGTCCACAATTACTGGATCCATGCTATACTCTAGTAGGGGGACAACCCACCACATCTGATCATTACCGAGGTTCATAGACCAAGGCGCGCTATCGCTCAACCTGGGTGCTCTGTGGTTTAGCGTACCTGTGACATTGTACTCACGCAAACGCCCACCACCCCGGCGGCTCTTAAAGCGAACTATAGTCTCTAGGGTAATAGCATAACCACTACCAGCCGTGATCAATCTTAGGCCGCCCATCACCTCCGTGGCCATAATCTGACTGGATATACGCCACATTGACCACGGTACGTTGTTACCCATCACATATGTTGAGTATACTTCCGGCATGGGTCGAACTATACCCCCCATAATCCGGTCTGCGACCGGCGGGAGATAAACAGAATTCACCAGAGGGTGTAACACACGCCATATGAGTAGCGGTGTAACAGCCTCGGCTCCAAGATCCCTTTCCGTGTAGTCCCAATGGTCGGTAGTCGGGAAGCAGAAGGTGGTGACACCTGATGCATGCTCCGCTGCCATCGCCATCTGGTACCCGAAGCCTGCTAAGGCCTCACCGATACCACCAACGTATGAGTTCAATAGCTCACGCATCCCTCCAATTCTAATCTTCTCACTAGAGTCCAGGATGCGTGTGTCTAAATCACGGTTACCGGTTGTGACGCTACCCATTTTCGTCAATATCTTTGCCGCATTAAGTTGGTGCCCCATCGAGGCGGCATCTGCCGCACTACGCCACTGAGTGGCGATGATAGCGAACTTATTAATCAGACTCGGGCCAGTTAGCGTGACAAGTTTGCCCGCTAAGAGCAGTGCTGCGTCATCACTGTGGTAGATCTCAGTACCAATCTTGTGTGATAAGAGGAGACCCAAACCTGCTGGAACGATAACCTGGCGAATTTCCGTCAGGTTCAGAACATTTAAGGAACATGAGCGATCATAGTGTACACCATGCTCGACAGCTTCCCCCCAAAGACCGACTGGAATATCCGCCTCCGCACCGGGTAATCGTGCAGGTGAATAATTCATTTCCGCATTGACAAAATTCCGGTTGTCAAGACCGAAAGCAGCATACACATCCGCCCGCAACCAGAAGAGTAAACTATTCAAAGTTGAGCTCGGCATCGCAGTCAATATTTCACGAAGGTCATCCATGTATCCAGTCCGAACGCTTGCAAAGAACTGGTGCCACGAAGCCGACACTTCAATAACTGCCGCGTGTTGAGCGTACATCCCACCACGCAGCTCCGGGAACCAGCCAGGAACGGCACCAGGGAACCAAGCCTGCATCATAACGTCGATTTGCATTGGAGCCGCGGCTTGTATCTCTGCCAACCAAGCCGCTTGATATACTCGCAGACCAGTATGTTGAGCCGCATTGAACCGGCCGATCATAAGTGTATGCAGCCTAGCTTGGTCTGCTACCTCATCTTGAGTGATAGGCATGCATACCCTCATCATAATCAGCCGACGCATAACCATCTCTGTTAACCCAGGTATATTGTATCTTAGTTCCATTGATACAGGCAACTCAGTAACCAAGGGGCTAATGAAACGAGCACTCATGCGAATCATCGACTGATAACCTGCGATGCAAGCAGCACTGCCTCCGAAATTCTGGAGCAGCACAGCTATTGCATCTAACCAGCTGTAAGGGTTGTTGATCGCAGTGTTGTCCCACGCACCACGGATACCAACCGGCGCAGCAAATGCCATCAAGAAAACTAAGTTTGGTATCTCAAAGCGGTGAGCATCCAGGAAGACACTCTGTCGGCGGCTGGCGTTTGGTTGATTAACGGCAATGCGCCAGGAGTCCGGGGAATGTAGGCCCAGAGCCGTTCTATGGAAATTGCCGAGTACGACACGCCAATCTCTAGCCAGCCGACCCGGCGCAGCAGCAACAATCTCTGGGTATCTACCTTGCAGCATGGATCGTATGCTTAGTATTGAGACCCCAGTCATCCCAGTCGTAGTTGAAGGCTGGAACACGCCTCCTCGGTAATTACCTGGCACATTAACGCCAGGTACTCCGAAGATCCAGTTCCACGCTTCATCATTAGGGAACAACGTATCCTGATTCCCTGCATTACCACCTCTGCCAACACATCCACCTGCAGCTACTGCATGATAACCAGACCACAGACGCTCAAACCAATACTCCCCCCCGCTACCACCTGCATCAGCCATTGATGTCAGCGCAAGCATAACGTAATTGACCAACCGAGTTGGCTGATCCAAAGGGGGGAATATGGTGCGTAGATCACGCACTATCTGCGATGATCGTTCTGGGTATGATCGTACACAAACATTCGCAACTGGTGTTATCCTATGCGAGTCTGCGTAACGTGATGTGTCCATTATGTGTGACGTCTGGTGTATACTACCTTTTGGGTCTCGTACTTCCGTCTTCACACTTATTGTCTGGGCCACCGGTGACGGGGTGGTCTCAACGATGTCATCAACTGTGTAATCAAACAACAAGTTCATGATCCTCGCTACACCGTCTTGAGTACTGCCCGCTTTATAATCCTCTCCATAGGTGGGAGTCAGGAAGACGTCGCTGTACTCATCGATGGCAACTACCTTCTGACGTGAATCCTCCTCCACATTAGTGACTGTATTGTCACCAGCGAAGTATAACTCAGCGTCTGGGTGTTGTAATGCCGCTGACCCCTTAACTGATCCACTGACACGTTTGTCAATAGATCCACTGCTTGCAAGCCCAGGGATCTTAGAGCTCTCGCGGTTAACCGGCGGAGTAACCTGAGACAGCACATCCGCAACAACCGCTAGATCTTGGTTTCCAGCAGTCGGTGGAATACCAGCTGCTGGTGTATCTACACCCCCACCTGGTTGTGTTGCCGCCTGAATGCTCTTTTTGAGCCAGTCCGCTCGCTCATCCATTGACATATTGCGCATAGGCTCGAGGTGCCGATAGTCGCCATTAATCGTAGGTATCACACCACAATCAATCGCGTCTGAAAATAGATCCTCCGGAACATCCATAATGAATGCGAACTCCGGAGGTGGTCCTATCTTTGCAGCACCATCATGGCCTGGAACCTGCGTGCCAGGAGCATGGGTTATGGGTGCGTCTTCACCAGATGTGCCGACATAGTTTGCTAGTGCGGACCTACCTTGCGGGTAAGCAACCACGTCCTGGGGCGACCCAATAGTGGTACTCCGACGCAAACCATCCCAGTGACCACCAGAACCATTTTGAGTCCACATGAGTAGAAGGTCTGACCGGAGAGGGTTCCCATCCCAATAACGACCCCTTGCATCCCAGACCGCCAAAGTCCGACCTGGTAACATCACAAGCAACTCAGCTGGTGAGAAGCCTTTCTCTCCAATGATTGTGCCTAGGTGTGCCAGGTCAAGACGTTCCGGCTCAGGTAGCTGGGCGTTGATGGCATATGCGGTGCACAAATTATCTTTATTGTTAACAAAGATAACATCGTACCCCGTAGGAACCTCACCCCTGTTGATCCATTTCTTACCCATTGGATCCGCACCTGCTAAGAAAGCAGACCGAATGAAGTATGGTTCTGATGATTCTACCGCCTCAACCATATCTGAGTTCATCTCATCATATGGGATGCGATCTAACTGAAACCAAGTTGGGTCAACAACCTTCCTGCGCTCCAGTTCAGGGACCGTTATCTCTTCGCTGCTATCAACCCAGACAACAAAGAAACTAACAGTGAAGTCGTCATGCCTCTCAGTATGCGTCGGGATTAAAGTGTGCTGGCTAATATCCAACCCTACTTCTTCCTTAACTTCACGTACCAGTGCTTGAACTAAATCTTCACCTTCGTCAACTTTACCTCCGACACCGGCAAATTTACCGACATCGGAAGGGTCACGATTTTTTGAATCTGGCCCACGACGGGCGAGGAGTAGACCCCTCGGCCCCACCATAAGGGCACAGACAACAGTGAAAGGCGTGTCACCTGCATCTTTTGTTGCAGCTGACGCACCACGACGAACATCTGAGGATACATCATCAGCAAGCTGTGATATATCAGCCGTCAGTTGGGCATTCCCAAATGCAGCAGCCTCAAAACCAGCGCAGAATTGTGTGACAGCCATTGAGATGGCTGCACACAACACCAGGCCGCACCAGCAAACCAGCGCCGAAGCGACCTGGTCCGTGAGCAGCCCAGCTGCTAATATGCCTTGCCTAATGGCAAGGGCAATATTCCCATTCAAGGCATGGGTAAGCCTATTCCTGTCCTCCTGGGACAGGGACCAGCCGTAAGTGACCGCAAGGTTGACGGTCACTTGCCACTCCTGGTCGGAGAGTGGCTTGTTTTGGCCCATTTCTCCTGGGCCCTCCTCGTATTTAATCTTTGGCGCGTACAACGCGCCACCTCTAACTACTCGCACCGGGCGAGTTTTCTCTGCCGGGGCACAATCATGCCTTAGGGCCCGGCTGCCCTTTACTTTTTGAGCAAACCGCAACGGTTTGCTCGGAATCAGCCAAGTGGTATCACCCACTTGACCGCTGGCAAGTACTCTCCCTTGCCTGGAGGCGTGCAACGTCGGGTGCAGCTTCACCGGCACGCCCGGTGTGTAGCTGGGGAGGTGCCGTGTTGGCACCTCCGATGCCGGCCGTGCCAGCACCCCCTCAATTTGTGAGCCTTTAATAACAGGCGGCTCAGCCTGTATTTCTTTGCGTGCAATGCACGCTTTCCTTTGCCGGTCTTGCCGGCGGTAGAAACGCCCAGGCGCTGACCTGAGCGGGCGGCACATACGTGCAGCCATTTCTCTCCTAATTTCTTTTTTTGAAGAATGGGCCCGGAGAGAGGGCTCATTCTCGGGTCTACGCACCGACCCGCTGGTGTGGACATTGTGGACCGGGCGAACCCAGTCCACCGAACCTATGACCGAAGGGGTCACAAAGTTGTTGTACCGCGTTGGGGCGCGGCGCCCAGTCTTGTTTCGATGCACGTAATTTTGAACCATATTGTCAAGGGGGTCGGGAGTCCGAGCTTTACCTCGAGTAGACTATGCCGATGGTCGCCTGCTTGACACAGTGAAATAAGCTTGTGAGCTTGGTTTGATAAAGAAACTTTCCCCGTAAGGAAAGGTGAACTAGAACCCACACGTGGTGGATCTAATTCCTGGTTACAGGTCTCCGGGTTTGCCGAAAGACTGTTCCTCTATGTTGGTAAATACTTCGCAGTCGTTACACTCGGATCACTGTATTCGCGCGTGATTTAACACGACTTATCTAGCCCAGCTCACCTTGCACGGACGATGTTCACCCGTTCCAGCAACCACGCCCCAGATTCTAAGTCAAATAGGATGACCGCCCGCGCTAGTTCAACCCACTAAAGAGTCTTTACCTAACTAGAACCTGAACCATGGCCAACACAAAGCTGTAATTCATTGTGGTTTTTT